TAAGCCAACTGCGCCATTTGCCTGTTACCAATTTGTTATGTAATAAGGCAGTTCGGTTTTATTACTAGTAATCAGGCTCGCATTTCTGCATTGTGCATGATTATCAGGCATGCCAAGACACGCCATCTAACGGCGGTTTAGCAGCTGATAAGGCAGCCAGCAGTTTTAGTCTTGCCTAGACATTTATGTCAGTTATGTAGTTATAATGGTGGTACTAGCCAGTAGTCCGGACGAGGGATCAAGAACCACTCCAACTACTGGCTAGTTTTTATATTTGTGGGGCGAGTTTTTGATTATAAGTGTTAACGACTCCGCAGCACTTAGTCATCCATGTACGCGTGTCTGTGTATGGGTCTACACCAATATCAAATGGCACTAATGTTTCATGGCAAACTTCGCAGCTCTCGGCCAAGTAATGCGAGGCATCATAAGCCCCATAAAGTTTTTTAAGTATTGAAATAAACATTTCATCTTTGCTATCCATCATTACTCCTACGTCTGATTTCATCTGTTTCATTTGCCATGCACTTGTAAGCCTGTGTAAGTAGGTCTGCACAATGCTCACAATCCATGCTTCTTAGATTCCTTGTAAGCCTTAGTAAAGTCATCAAGGTTGTATGGAATTCAAGTTCCCAGCGGCTCATGCCTTTATGTCCAATGCAATAAAGGTGTCACACGGCCATTCCTCTGCACACACAATGCAATCTTTTAGGTAACGGCAATTGTCACAGTTTTCATCAAGCGTGTTACAAACTAAGCACAAAGTTTGTTTGTGTTCATGCCTGTAATGAATTGCCCGGGCTTCCTCAATTGCAGCTTGTAGGTTGTATAAGTCAGTGCAAACACAATGGCAATGCTGGCTGTGTTCAGGATTCATGAGCGATCAAACTTTGGGTCACACTGTGGCTCATTGTCACAGAAGTAGCCAGCGTATGGCTTACCTGTTTTCTTACTGATGCCACTACGGCGATTCATTGCACCATGTAAACACACAGGCACTAATGACTCATCTTGATCTAAGCCCTCATCCATGGCTGGTACAGATAGCCATGGGTCGGCTTCCATGGGGTCACTGGGTGGCTCTTGCACCACCTGTACCTCTCTTGGCTTAGCTGGTCCGGGTGCTTGACGCTCTCGGCTGCCCATGATCTCCTCTTTGGTGCTAAGGCCCTTAGATGTGCCAATGTTTAGGCTGGCGCAAGCGCGACCCCAACAGGCTGTCTCAAGGTTTTGCAGCTCTGATCCATTGGTATACGGACTTTTGCCAACAATTAGTTCTGATGCTGTGCCAATGCCGGGCAGTGGGTCGTCTGATGTTCTGTACGCTCTGGCGACTCCCCACATCTTTAGTGGATCGCCATCCATAACACCCATAAACTCAAACTGAATTGAACCCTCTGGGTACTTTTCATAGAACATGGCAACGCGCTCGGCCACAGTCACATAGTTGCTAATGTCAAAAGCCATTACAGTCTCCAACCATCTTTCCACATTTGTTCCTCAATGGTTGGGCCATGCATAGCACGAAATTTAGCCCTTAATTTCAACCTATGTTGTGCCTCAATGTAGATACCTGTGAATACACCTAAGCCAAACAACACTGCACAATACATAAAGATGATGATCGTCATGCTGACACCTGACTTAACCACTGGAAGGCTGTACCTTCAGCTGCATCAAATGACTCAAGGTCATTAGCAATGTAGTTATCTGTGATGGGAACAAATACGTCCCAATTCTCATTGACGTTTTGCTCAATGATTACAATGTCGTGCGTATCTGATGCCACAAAAATAGTGTCATAGATTTTGTATGTGTTTAACATGCCCTGATTTCCTATTCTTAGTTGTAAGCCTTGGCGCTTACATGAATAGTTTTAGCACGTGATACAGGACTCGCACAAGCACTTTGAGAATACTGGCGTGTTGTGGCTTGTGTCTATGTGGTTTTGGACCACAAGATGTAGTGCATCAACCTTATTTATCAAGTCTGGTAAGGATTTTCCGCCATTGGCATAGGGCTGGATGGCATAAGTCATAGTGTCTATGTAGGCTTTTATGGGTTTAACTATGCCCCATTTAACTAGCATTCCTACAAGGGTCAGGATCGCAATAAGAGCTGCTGCCAATTGCCCGGCATTGATTAACTGTGTCATGAGATGGCCAACTTAATTTCCCTTGTAGTTATTATGGCCTTGCCATTGACTTTAAGCATGAATGAAACTGGCTGTCCTTTAGTTGATTGGAATAGCCAGACATCTTTTACAAAAGTAGTTGCGCCTTTTTTAAGGCTTACAGTTTGGTAGCCAGTTGAGTCTCTAATCCCTTGTGGATCGCGTGTCCAACGGATTGTCAGTTCAGTAGCCCCACCGATTTTGGGTGTCTTTATATTTAGGTAAGCGGCGAATAATGCCCCGGCAACAGAGTCAGCGTTAGGTATGACAGTTAATAGGCCGTCTACCTCTAAGGCAGTCCACACGTCAGCTTTAAGTGTCTGTGTAGGTATCTTTGATGAGGCATCAGATTTACGGCTAATGTATTGGCTCATGCGTCAATCCATTTCTGTGGGTTTCTGTGCTTAGTTGGATTCCAAGTACGGCTAGCAAGAATTTGGAAATGTAAGTGTGGGCCAGTGCTTCGGCCTGTGTTGCCACTCAGCCCAATGTAATCGCCCTTGGCAATGCGCTGTCCGACTTGTACGCCTACCTTTGATAGATGGCAGTAGCCAGCCCACAAGCCTGCAGAGCCGTCTGGAAAGCGGTTGTTATCAACTATGACATGTAGGCCAAAGGCAAAGCCCCAGCCTTTTTTATAGACGTGTCGGCCAGCGTGTACAACTGTGCCACCTACAGCTGCGTAGACAGATGTGCCTACTGATGCTCGGTAATCAATGCCCTTGTGAAGTGTGCCATTACGGTATTTAGCCCCATAAGGAAATGTGACAATGCCTAATCTAATCGGCTTCATCTAGGTTGGCCCTGCCATAGTTGTCATACTCTGGATTTAGCCAGTTAATGATGATAGGTAATGCTGACACAAGCCCGATGGTTAGTGCCGGGTGAATGCCTAAAGTGTCTGCATTTACAAGCAACCAACCCAGCACACCAGCGCCAAATACCTTTACAAATGAGGCAATTGGGCTATGTGCAAACCATGTTAAGAATGACATTATTCACCTAAAGGCGGTAAAGGGTTTGCAGTTATGATTAAGTATTCCGCGTATTCCTCTTCGGTCATTTCCCTAACCAAATCATCAATTTGGATTAAAGGTTTTTCTGTCGCTTTTGCTTTTGTAGTTGCCATTAACTTGCCCCATATCCGTAAACGTAAATTGTTCCGCCAGTTAAAGTGTTGGCGGATGTTGTCAAAGTAAATCCTGTGTATGCGGTTGCAACGAAATGATATCCGTTTGTAGTTCCAGTAGCACCGCCTGAACTGTATGATGCATTACATAGCTGTGTGTGTTGCGCTTTGTTGGGCCCAATTAAATCAAAATTGGCCGATATTGTTGATGAGGCGTATCCAACGTAATCAAAATAACTATTACTACCTGACCCAATTGACAGCGCGGTTGTCGCACCATATGTAGCGTAATTTAATTGGTAAGCATAATTGGCGGTTGAGCCAGTCATGGTCAATCGTAATTCTGCGCCGGCTGATGCTGATCCACCTGAAACTATAATTTTGTAATTGTCGTATGTTGCACTAAAAGCATTAGTTACAGAAACAGATGAAACTGCTGATCCGATTGTTTGCTTTTTTACTAAACGCAAGCCGGGATAATCACCGCCAAGAGCGGTAAATAAAGTGGTATCAACAGAGCTGCCAAGTGTGCGAATTGCGCTTGCACCATCTTTAACATACGCGGTGTTATCAGGTGTTGTCCACGAGTAGTTAGTGGTTGTTGCCATTATAAATCATCCCATTCTTGTGTACTTGGAGTATACCCTGCCCAAGTTGTGGTTGGTGGTATTTGATCCCAGATAATACTCAAATAAGTTTCAGAGTATGCCGAGCAGGTCAGGGCAAGTTCGGCGGTGTATCTGGTCAAGTTCCATGTGTAGCCCTCAACAAAGCCGTCAAAGGTTGTTCCAAAGACTGCTGGTAGTGCGCTGGTGTTTACTCGTAGACCGTTGTAGACGGCTGCTAGGGCATCCCTAGTGGCATCTGTGACGGTAGGTGAGTGTAAAGGTACTGTAATTGTTTCTGGGTACATTCTTGGGTATGCCCGAGACTCTAGAAAGTCGTTGGCTTGAGTCAAAGCATCAGCTGCATTGTGCAGTTGAGTAGTACGAGTTCCAGATAATTGGCCATACTGAATGATGGAGTTTTCATCACGTGCATTTTCTGTACCTGAACGCCATGTAACATTTACATCATTAACAATTTCGCCCCATTGGGCTTGTGTGCGTAGACCTTGGGCGAGAATGTCATTGGCTGTGAGAGTTAATGGAATTGCGCTTGCTCGGCTGGCGTAATCGTCATAATGCAGATCGCCATCGCCACCTTCCCAAAGTACGCCACGGCCAGAGTTGGCTGCATTGACGGCAAGAGTATAGGCATCATCCTCGCCTGAATTGTAGGCCTGCAGCTCATAAACACCCGGCACGTCAACATTGGCAGTTAAGTTATCAACTAAGGCAACATTGGTTGCATCATAACTAACCCAAGTTGTTTCACTAGGTAAGTCATTCCAAGTAATAGTTCCACTTAAATCTGACCATGATTGTAAAAAGGCTTCACTAAGAATGTTAAGAATACGTGTGCCGTCAAACTCTTTTGCATAGTTGCTACCGCCGACTAAGTGACGGTTTAGCTGCGACAAAGGGCCAACGGCTGTAATGGTGTAAATGGCTATTGAGCCATCTGATCCATAAGCCTGCAGGCTAATGTCAATATCAGAAATAATGCCAGCAAAGATTTCTTGTGTGCCTGATGTTCCCTTGGCAATTGACACTGATACTTGTTGGCTTAAAGCAATGTTTAATGGCTCACTGGCATCTGTCCAAAGACTAATTGATGCATAGCCCGGTTGAGGCTGTGTGGTTACATCATTACGGCCCATGCGGATTGAAATAGATGAGATCGTGTTATCCGCGTAAGTCGTAGCCCCTGCAAAGGTCACAGTCGGGTACGGGTCGTAGGTGGTCACAGTGTAGCCCCGATTAGATTAACTGCCCCTGTGCGCCTTGAGGAGTCTTGTAATAGGCGTTCAATGCTACGGCGGGCAGACTCACCATCAATGACACCATTCATGATTATGGTCACGCCTTGGCCAGCGCCATTGTCCGGGCGAATTGAACCCGAGCCACTTGGTACAAACATTTCTGGGCCAAACTCGCCAACCCTTGTCATTTGACCAGCAAAGACTGGACCACCAGCTGCGCGTGATGTATAGCCGATTGCCTTGCCTAAACGTGAATCAGCAAACTTAGGACCCTCGCCCGGATCAATGCTAATAAAGTCAAGAATCTTGCCACCCAAATCTCGGGCTTTTTTGTAAGCATTTGCTACTGCGTTAATGCCATTGGCCACCGAAACTAAAGCACTTGCAAGTGATTCAAGTGAGCTAGAGGATTGATCGCCATCGGCAGTAATAGTTGAGAATAGTTTCCCTAAAGCATCGCTTAATGCTTTTAAGGATGTTCCAAGGCTATAAGCGCCAGAATCGCCAACGCTTGCTCCCAATTCGATTGCTCTGGCGCTTAATCCATTTGGATCTTCGCCACTAAAACCTTGTGCAACTTGATTGACTTGTTCTAACAAGGTTTTCAGAGTTGGCAATAAAGCCACACCAATAGATTCTTTAAGTTCGCCTACGCGTTCAGTGACAATGGCTAATTGGCCAGCATAAGTTTCAGTATTGGCTTTAGCAGCGCCACCAAATAACTTTGTTAACTCATCCTGCACCAAATTAAAATCTTTGGTTTTCTTAATGTTTTCATCAAGCGGTATGCCCAACTTGGTTAATGCACCGAAGTTGCCGTTATAAGCCTTGCCCAAAGTCAACGATACGGTTTCGAGGTCTTTGCCAGTAGCAGCTGCAATGTCTAATGCAAGGTTAGTTAGTTCTTGAGCCTTGCCTACATCACTAGTGGCTCTGGCTAAGTTTGCCAGTGCCGGGCGCAACTTAGTATCGGCTACACCAAAAAGTAATTGTTGCTTTGTTATGTATTCCTCGGTGGATGCAATTTGTGCATCAGTGGCATTAGTGGTGTTTTTTAATGCTTGTGCCAATAACTTTTGGGACTGCTCATCCTCAATGGCGGCCTTAACCCCATCAATACCAATCTTTACTGCATAAGCTGCTGCAGCTGCGCCAGCAACCACAAAGGCAGCTGCGGCTATCTTGCCGTACTTTTTAACACTGTTAGCAAAACCCTTGGTGTCATTGTCGGCCTTGTTTAGGCTTCGGCCAAACTGATCTACATCTGCAAGCAAATTAAGTTTAAGTGTTCTCACGTCAGCCATTGTTGTCATCCCACTTTTCTATAACTCTACGTTGAACCGCATCTTTCCATCTGCGCGTTAACTCTGGCTGGATTCTTTTAAGTGTAATAAAAATGCCATAGCCCTCGTTACCTCGACCTTGAGCAGGTGAGCGATCAGGAAAGCGTCTACCACCATTCTCGAACGGCGCTGGGCCACCAAACTCTGAACCAAACAAAACTTGACCAGATACCGCGCCACCACTAAAGCGGCCTTTACTGCCACCAATGGTCACGTTAGGTATGCGATCTTTATTGGCTCGGATTGTAGCTGCAACTTTTTGGGCTTGGGCTGGCAATGGATTTAAGTTGTAACTCGATTGCATTTCGGTTGCCGACCATTGGCTAATACTTGTGACATCATCCTTAAGGGCTTTTTTAGCGCCCTCATCCATCTCTCTAAATGCCTTATAAAGAGATCGCAAGTCACGAGAGTCAGGTGTCATCTTGACGGTTACTTTGTCAGCCATGACCATTCCTCTCTTGTATCAGCTTGATCGCTGTGTTGATGTCTGCGAGTGACCATTGGTAAAGATCGGATAAGGGAATCCCGGTGACAACTGCTATTCTGACGAGTCCGTCAGCGAGTTCTCTTTTGGGCTTTCCTCGACCACCTCAAAGGTTTCAAACTCATTGGTAACCCATGCTTGCTGGTTAGGTAATTGTGTTTTACCTTGTGCCTTTGCAGCTTTGTAAAGCATGCAGGTTATGACATCCAGCGAGCCTTGGCTCATCTTTTCTGCCGCTTGGCTTACTGTGTAGCCGAGTTCTCTTTCGATCTCAACCCACAGCCAAGCGTTTTCATCACTCACTATGTAGTTATTGCCCTGTTTTGTAGTTACGTTGTATTGCATAATGGTTGCCCTGTTCCTTTTCGTTAGGCTCTTGCGACTGTTCCATCCTCAACAACAAAGCTAAGGCTGGTGGTCAATACGTCAGTGGCCATGCCACCAACTGTTGGAAATACTGGAAATACATTGCCAGTAAATGTGTCACCGTTGACATCAAATGAAAATGCCAATGATGTATCTGGTGCGCTGTTCGCTACATCCCAAAGAGCCGAGATGATTCCAGCTG